CGTCTATTTTCTAAGGTCTGTCGAAACTCAGTGGCGTCATTAATTTCACCTGCATTAAATCTCTTAATATCTGCTAAAAGTTTATTATTTACTGTCTGAACATCTACACTTAGTTGGTCATAAAATTTGTCTAAATCATTTTGAGATTCTGCAGTAAATCTTCGTTGTACATTTTCTTCTTTGACTTCTTCAAATAAGGCATCTGCCATAATTTGTGTATTAATGATTTCAGCCTGTTGCTCATTATCAAGATTAGTTAAATCCATCTTGAGTGTAGACTTAGCATTTTCTACAGCGGATCTTTCTCTTACCCCTAAGTTAGCCAGTTCAACCTTAGACAAAACCAAAGACTTGTTAATGAAAGATTGCTGAGTGTTATCTATGTTTTTAAGTCTTAAAGATCTAAAAAATTCAGAGTCTGATTTTGCTATGGGCAAAGAAGCTTCCATCAATGCTTTACTCATTGCAGCTACTGCAGCCCCACCTGTCATGCCGCTAAATGCAATTGTGCGATTTACGTTTACCGCAGCCCCTTGCGCCCAAGACGGTATTACAGGATTTCCACTGGCATCTACAAAAGATTTAGAAATAATATCTAGTTGCCCTAGCATAGTTTCTTTAGTGTCTACATATCCTAGCGGCCCAAGTTCATCAGCTAATAGCTTTCCTGAAACTGTACTTGTATCAATAACCTGACTTGTATTTTGTATTGCTGTGTCATCTAAAGATACGCCTAATTGATTTGTCGTACCGTCTTTATTAACGCCTGTAGCAATAGCATCTACATCACTAACGATAGACCCTGCATCAACAAGATTTTTATCTGTGATTTCTCCTGTGACAGGATCAACTTTGTATTGTGGGTTGTCTAATCTATCTACACTACTGGCAACATCATATGTATTAGCCGTACCGCCATCTGGCATGGTAACTTTAGGAACACCATCAATCACCTGTACGTCATACTTTTCTAAATCTGCTAGTATGTAGTTTGGATTAGATGGATCTAGCATAGCACCTGCAACATCAGGATCTATGCCCTCAACTATGTCTGAAAGATTAGCATTTCTATCCTTCAAAAACTTTTCTGGGTTATCTACTAACGCTTTTATATCTTCGTTTGATGTAACAAGACCTGAAGTCGTTAGCATTTCTATTATTTTATCTTGAGAAATTGCGCTTTCGTTGGACGCTGTAGCTTCATCTTCTGTGCCAGTACCATCTGTAGTACCTGAAGAATTATCTCCAGATCCTGTAGTCGTAATACCCGTGGCTGTATTACTATCGTTTTTATAATCTAGATTGTTATCATTTGTGACAGTGTTAAAAAATTTATCTACAACATTGCTATCTTGATTATTATTAGTTCCACCTGCAGTAACGTACTCTTCATTAGTGCCGCCATAAAACTGATCGCCAGAGCCAAATTTGCCACCACCATCGAACATATCACCTGCATCTTCGTAGCCTGTGATTTTTGTGAATAAGCTTTCTTCTTCAGCCATCTAGGTTATCCTTTTCTTGTTCACAGACCCTAATACGATCTCGAAGTTTTATGTAATCAGTCACTACTTCAGGGATTGCTTCATAGCCTTCGTCCAAGACATCCAACTCTGCAGCTAGTGTCTCGTTAAAATCCGTTGAGTATGATTTGAGGGGTGGACAGTAGACTTCTAAATTAGTCCTATAAACCGTCCTTTCGCAGCCTGTCAGTAAGACCGCTGCGAGTACCAAGAGAACCGTCTTCTTCATGTTCAGCCATTGCCTTATAAAAATCTGTAGCCTTTTCTTTGGCCTTTAAATCATCTTTTAAAATCTTATTCTTCTCTGCGGCTTTACCTTTGACCCGACCTACGATGTAGAGGATGGGCAGAGCGATAACTAAAGCCGCAATGATTAAGTCTTTAATCTTGCCGAAGATGCTAAACATCTACGCCTTCCTTTTGGTCTTTCCATCGTGCGAATGCAGCCAATGCTATGCCGCCCACCGCACAGATTAAAAAGATGGTTTGAAGGTTTCCTGAGTAAGAAGCTAATCCCTCTAGCTGACCTGCTACTTCGTTCAGACCCGTGGCTGCACCTGCAATACCGACACCTGCCATCGTCTTAGATTTAGTCAGGGGCTTCTTGTCCTGTACCGTAACCTTTTGAGCCATTGGTACATCAGGATCATCACTTGGTAGTTGTGAGTCCATCGTAAACAAAGCAGCTTCGGCTGATCGTCTGCGAGTAAGCCCGTTGAGGGGTTTAAGAACACCATTAACCCGTGCCTTGTTCCAACGCATTAGTTGTGCAGGAACTGCAGAGTAATCTCCTGCATTCAACTTTTTCCGTAAGGTTGAGCTTGCAAAATTAGCAGAGCCAAGGTTGAAACAGAATGATACTAGAGCATCGAACTGGTATTGGGTCAATGGTACGGTCACAAGGTTTTTAACCTCACGCTCGAAGACCCTCAGATCATCCCGTAGAAGCTCTTCTGCTTCGTCCTTTGTGATCGTCATATTCTTCTTTACGCCTTTTGTGTGACCGTATCCAATCGTAAGGACATTAGCGGCACAACGGTACGGAACAATAATGTCATCATCAAGTTCCTTTGCTAGTCCTTCAAATTTTTTAATCAGGTTTATACCCTGATCAGAGGTTGATTTAGGGTGCATATTTTATCCTATTAACTAAACGTGGAATTGAAGGGCGCACCCTGAGACATAAGCCCCTGGTTGTTTTGTGCGCCTGTGTACCCTAGCCTGTCCATTGCCGACATAACCTCATCGACATTAATACTATCTCTACTTACTAACGTGCCTGTATTAGCAAATGTGGCTAAATTCAGATTATTTTCATTATCCAATGCACGTTGAGTTACATTCCCTCTATTGTCTGTTGAGCTTTTAATTAAGCTTCCATTTTCATCAAAGCTGTCTGCAAACTTTGCAAACTGCATAGATAAATTAGGATCTAAATTAGCCCCATCTTGCAGGATTACTTGCTTAATAGTTGCAAGGCGTTGCTTAATATCATTTCGAGTGTTTACTTCGACCTGAGATTGCGCTTCCACTCCTGCATCTATATTTCGTAATGCTGCACCAAAAGACGATTGCATTTGTTGAGTATCATCTTCGGCATCTCTTGCAATCCGTGACCTCTGTTGTTCTGCCATGTCGTTACTTTGGGATATGTCATCTCTGACTAAATTAAAGCCCCCAGTGACTTGACTTTGTAAATCGGCCCTTGCTTGGTTTGCTAGGGTGGTATCGTCTGTGTATTGCTTTTGAAAATCAGAAAAGTTTGTCTGCAGACCACCTAACCCACTTTGAATATTTGCCTGTCCTTCGGAAAGACCGCCAAAGTAGGTATCTTGTTTTCCAGACACCTTCTCTAGATATTCTTGTAAGCTTGTCTGACCCCCTAAAACATTGGAGGACAAAGTTTCTAATGTACTTGCTTGATTTCCAAACCCTGTACTTATTTGATCAGTGGCATCCGTGAAGCCTTTTGATAACGTATTATCTACAGTATCAAATCTTTCACCTACATTGCCTGAAATATCGTTAAGTTTATTTCCAACAGTATCAAAACCAGTAGTTACCTTATTACCAACCTCACCTACTTGACCCCCAACCTCAGTAAGCTTGCTACCAAGGCCATCTACACCTCCCATAATATTTTTCGTATCGGATAATATACTTTCTTGATTTCCTCTTACACCTGCAAAACCTGCATCCATAGCAGCCGACTTTGCTAAATCTGAAGTATCAACGGTTTGGTTAACTACAGTCGCAGGTTGGAATGTATCAAATCTTTGATTAATTAAGTTATCTGTATTTGATTGATTTCCAATAATAGTTTCCGTATCTCCTTTTACGGTATCCGTAACAGCAACTTCATTTCCCCCATAATTTACAGTCTCACCGCCTGTACTAGTCACATTACCTTCAGCATCTGTGCTTTCTACAATTGGCGTAACAAAACTCTCTTCAGAGGACGTAACTGTTCCTGTTGGGGATGCGCTTCCTATATTACTAGATACATTACTTATGCTTTCTACTACTGGAGCCGCTTCCTCTTGAACAATAGTTTGCACTTCTTCAGTAGTAGCTCCACCACCGCCCCCCCCTTTGAAGGCAATTAACCCACTATTTCTTGGGTCTAGAAATTTAAAAAATGGGTTATATAAGGTCATCTTAGATCTCCATGTCGAAAACGTAATATAATGGTTTGTATTTATTGCCTTGGCGAGAAGTCATGCTTTTGAGCCTTCGTTGCCAACCTTTTCTTCCCCAAACCTGCATGTGACTACATCCATTTGTCTTTGCAAAATCTTCTAGAATGCGGTGGTCATGTTCGATCTGTTTTAGAGGTATGCCGTTAGTACTGTTTGTAATAACCTGACAGGTTTTAACGCTGCCATAATTTAAAAATCGAAGAGTAGTAGTACAGACTATCCTGTTATCTCTGTT